AAATCCTAAAGACGCAAAGCCCATGGGATTAGAAAAGTATTTTGAAGGCTCTGAAAGTAAACCTAGAAAATCAAAACCTACTGATAAAATAAATGGACAATTAGACAATACAAATAATTAAGTCTAAATTCCTTTATATAGTATGATACACGGAACTTATGGAAGTACAGTAACAAGTTATTTAAGTTTATTAGAAAGTAAAATTAATACATCTGTTGTAGATGCTAAATTGAGATGGCTGTTTAAATTTACTAACGATATGACTAAAACTATAAAATATGGATACGGCAAGGTATATACTCCAAATGATAGATATGTAAGAAATGATTTTGTACATCACTTAACAGAAGATCTTTTTACAAGTAAAGTAAATTTCAAACCTTATGGATATTGGAGTTATGAAGTTTACGAAGTTTCTTGGATAGGAACAGTAGCTTTATCAGCAGACACAGCGCCATCAACAGAAACAGAAGTATTAAATGTGGATGGGGATAACGGAGTAGTACAAGGAAAGGTTCATGAGGGGAAACTATATGTAACAGAAACATCAGGTTCAGAACAGATACAATATACAGAACATACAGAATCAACAACAAATTATTTATATTCAAACTAAAAAATTATGGCAAATCAACAAGAATTATTATCAGAACAATTAGGAAAGGGTGGTGTAACAATGATAGAAGATACAGATGCAATAGCAGTAGTATCAGGAACAAGTTATTATGCAGTACACTTTCCTGTTGAATCAGCAGTTGCATCTATGGTTACAGGTTCAAATGTAACAGGAGATGATGCTGATTTAGTTAGAACTTATGCAGCTGGAACTATTTTATTTCTTAATTTTACAGCAATCACTTTAGGGAGTGGATTAGCTTTAGTATATAAGAACGACACTTTGTAATGAAACTAAGTTTAGACAGTAGTTTAAAACAAAGAGGAGGAGGAGCAGCAGATTGGACTCCTGCTAGCATATCTAGTTTAATACATTGGTATAAATACGACACTGGTATTACTAAAGGTGGTGATTCTGGGAATGAAGTAACAGCTTGGGCAGACCAGAAAGGAAGTAATGATTTAACAGCTACTGGAGATGAAGCAGGTTCTCCTGTATATGATAGCGGGGCAATTCATTTTGATGGTAGTGTAGATATTCTTACTTTTGATTCAGGACTTACATTAGGCAAGTTTTCTGTTTATTTTAGATTTGAAGTTAGTAGTTTTGGAACAGCTGATTTTTTGTTAAATCCTACGGGAGCTGATTTTCTTAAAACACAATCAGCATCAGAAATGAGAATAAAAATAGATGGAGGATCAAGGCATGATGTAGCTTTAGGATTAACTATGAGCACAGGAACAAAATATAATATTGGTATTGAAAGAGAAGATACAGGCGGTGGAGGAGATGCTAATGACCAAATATTTTTATTTATAGATAATGTTTCAAAGTCGGTAGGAGGTTCAGGAGGAGGAACACAAGATATTACTGAAACTTGGGATATAGTCCAAATTGGTGAGCCTGCCGCTGATGTTAAATTTTATGAGATGATAATTTGTAATGATTCTTTAAGCTCTAATGATAGAACCTCACTTAATACTTACTTTGATACTATATAATGGAAAACATATTAAATATAAATCTTGAAACACAGACAGCGCCTGCAATTAGAGAAGCTACTGGAAAGGACTGGATTGAATATGGAACTAATGATGGAGAATATCCTAATTTATACCCACAATTTTTAATAGACCTTTATTACAACAGCTCTACTCATTCTGCAATTATAAATTCTACAAGAGACATGATAGCTGGGGAAGGATTATTAGTTGAAGAAAATGAGAATACAGAGGCTTATGTTAAATTAAAACAATTCATAAATAATGCTAATGGAAAAGAAACTTTACATGATGTTATAAAGAAATGTGCTTTTGATTATAAGTTACAGGGAGGTTTTGCTTTGAATGTTATTTGGAATCAAACTCGTACTGAAATATCGGAGGTACATCATTTACCGGTTGAAAAATTACGAGCGGGGAAACCAAATGAAAGAGGAGTAGTAGATACTTATTATATTTCTAGTGATTGGAGTAATGTAAGAAAACATCCACCTCAAGCTGTTCCTGCTTTTAATTTGAATGATAGAACAAGTCCTAGTCAAATTATATATGATGGAGATTATAGTCCTAATATGGACATATATTTTACTCCGGATTACACTGCGTCTTGTAATTGGGCGTTAGTAGATCAAAAAGTTGCAGAGTTCCATTTATCTAATATCCAGCATGGTTTTTCGGGGAGTTATTTCATAAGTTTTGCTAACGGAACTCCTACTGTTCAGGAGAGAAACGAAATAGAGAGAAGTATCATAAATAAATTTACAGGAGCATCAGCAAGTGGAAAGATAATTTTAAGTTTCTCAGATGACCAAACTAAAATACCTACAATAACTCCTATTGCTGTAAGTAATGCAGACAAACAATATTTAGCTTTACAGGAACTTCTGGTTCAGAACATACTGACAGGACACAGAGTTACTAGTCCTATGCTTATGGGAATTAAAAACAATACAGGATTAGGAAATAATGCAGATGAATTAAATCAAGCTTTTGAAATTTACTTAAATACAGTAGTTAAACCTTATCAAGAAAGAATCTTAAGATGTTTTGGAAAGATATTTGATGTAAATAATATGAACCTTCCTATTGAGATAATACAAAACAAACCTATTACAACTCAATTTACTGTTGAGGATATGAAAGCAGTAATGACACAAGATGAAATCAGAGAGGAATTAGGATTACCTCCGTTAGCTACAGATGAAACGGTAGAGGAAGATGAGTATAAAGAAATGAGTAGTAACAAACCTTTATTAGAATGGATTGAAAAATATGGAGAAGATACTCCTAATGAAAATTGGAAATTATTATCAGATGAAATAGTTGAAAATGAACATGAGGAGTTTGATTATGAAGGGGAGTTAAATCAATTACATAAAGTAGAATTTGCAATGAAGAAAAGTTCTTCTGCAATTATTTCTGATTCTGGAATAGATGAGAGAGATGAAACACAAGATGGAACAGATAGAGAACATAATCTTTATAAAGTTAGATATAGATATTCAACTGCAATTTCAAGACCAAACTCAAGACAATTTTGCAGAAATATGTTAGGGAATAATAGAATTTATAGAAAGGAACATATTAAGAGTATGAATAGTGAAATGTATAATCCAGGCTTTGGCGGGGGTACTTCTTATTCAATCTGGCTTTACAAAGGTGGTCCTCAATGTGGCCATTATTGGCGTAGAGAGATCTACTTCTTTAAACTAGGAGAAGCAACAGGAGAGGATATTGCAGATGCAACTAAAATAATAACAACAACTGAAGCTCGTAGTAATGGATTTTATCCTGAACCTAATCAATCAGAAGTATCACGAGCGCCAAGGAATATGCCTAATAATGGATATAAGAATCCACGATAAAAAATTAAAACTATGAGAACAAAAGAAAAATTTTACGAGAACCTAAGAAAGAAACATGTAAGTATTGAAAAGAGAATTGAGAGATTTGAATTTAGAGATGTTAAAACTTTAGATGGTTTGTCTGCAAAAGCGAAATCAAAAACAGCAGCGGTAACAAAGGCAGTAAATGCAGAACTTGATGCGTTTTCTGACTCATACGACCAACAACAAATAGCAGAAAAACAACTTGCAAAAACAAACTCTGCTCAGGACAATTTTGATAAAGTTGCAAAAGAGAACAGAAAGAGATTAGATGATGCTACAAAATTAATAAAAAAAGCAGATGATTTATTGCAAAAAGAAATTGCAAAAAGAGACAAACTAACTGCAAAATATAATAAAAAAGAATCAGATGCAGAAACAGTTTTATCAGATGCTAGAAGCTTAGTTGGACAAATGGAATCAGCAATATCTGCTTTTGAAAGTTCTGCAAAGTCATTAGGAGTTATGGATAAAGTGTCTAGTCAAATTTCTAAATACAATGCAATTAAAGATAAGTTAGATTTAGAAATACAAAAAGGAACATAAAAAATTATAAAAATTAAGTAATGGCAAATTACGTATTATTTGTAAGTGAGAACAAGATTAAAGATTCTACGGCTTTGGGAGGTAACATAGACAATGAGTTTATAGTTCCATATCTAAAAGTTGCACAGAAGAAGTATATAGAAACTAAGCTTGGTACAGACTTATTTGAAAAATTACAATCTGATATTACTGCAGGTTCTTTAGCTGGTGTATATCAAACTCTTGTAGATGACTATATACAGGACGCTTTGGTACATTGGGGCTTTTATGAGTGTTTACCATTTTTAAGAGTTAGAGTAGCAAATAATGGAATAGGAGTAAAGACATCAGAAAATTTAGAGAGTATGAGTCAGCAAGATATGAATAGTTTGAGAGAGGAGATTAGAAACACAGCTGAATTTTATACAGAAAGGTTAGTGGATTATCTTTGTAATAACAATTCTAGTTATCCTGAATACTCTACCAACACTGGAGCTGATGTTAATCCTGATAAAAATGTGTTCTATTCGGGATTAAATACAGAACGAGTAACATATAGAGGAGGAAAAATAACATTAGATGATTTTTTACCTCCTAGCTAATGAAAAATAATTATAAACCGAAAGCAAAAAATGAAGTTGCTTTAAAAATATATATAAAAGATGCCACTAAAAAGAGTAACAACAGAGATAGCAGAAGTAACAACGGTCAACGCATCCGTTCTAGGAATAACAACATTCGCTGATTTTGAGCTTGTCTTAAAATTATTGTTATTAGTTTTGTCAATCGGTTATACTATTGCAAGGTGGAGAACACACTGCAGTAAAAATAGAAAATGAAATCATACAAAAACTTTAATAGTTCTGAATTTGATTCTCCCGACTTAAAAGGGAGTGGAGAGAATATGAAAGATGAATTTATGAAACCGTTACAAGAAGCTCGCTCATTATCTCAAACACCCTTCCGTATTACATCAGGATTTAGAACTCAAGCATATCATGATGATTTGGGTAGGCGCGGGTACAAAACGAGCAAAGGTAGGTCTGCTCATCAAGATGGATATGCAGCAGATATATCTTGTAAGGATAGTAAAACAAGATGGTTGATTGTAAACGCTTTATTGTTTGCGGGATTTAATAGAATAGGAATAGCGGCAACCTTCATACATGTAGATAACAGTCCGAAAAAGACACCTAATTGTATTTGGACTTACTAATATTAATCAAAAATAATTAAAATGAAAAATTGGCTCATCAAACAAATGTTCGGCAGTAAGAAGTTCTGGTACGCTATTGGTTCTGTAGTTATACCAGCAATTGTATCATATTTAGGAGTATCAGCAGACACGGCACAAGAAATATTTTATGCCGCTTTGACACTGATTATTGGTCAAGGAATTGCAGATATAAAAAAGTAGATGAGAGACAACCGATATAGGTTGAAACCTCACGAAATACATGTTTTAGAGAATATGCGCAAGCAGGAGGTTCGGAATGTCCTTGTCATTGGGGATTTACACGAACCTTTCTGTTTGGATGCATATTTGAACTTTTGTTACAACGCATATCTAAAATACAATTGCAATCAAGTAATCTTTATTGGAGATATAATAGACAATCATTATTCTAGTTATCACGAAACAAATCCAGATGGATTAAGTGGAGGAAACGAATTAGAACTAGCTATTAAGAAAATATCTAAATGGTATAAAACTTTTAGTGATGCTATTGTAATCTTAGGAAACCACGATAGGATGGTTATGCGAAAAGCACAAACTTCTGATATTCCTAAAAAATGGATTAAGAGTTACAAAGAAGTATTAGAAGTTCCTAATTGGAAATTTATGGAAAGATATGTTCAAGATGGAGTTCAATATATACACGGCGAAGGAGGAACAGCAAGAACCAAATGTAGAGCTGATATGATGAATACAGTACAAGGACATTTACATACTCAATGTTACACAGAACACTATGTAGGACAAAATTATAGAATATTCGGAACTCAAACCGGTTGTGGAATAAATCATGAGAGCTATGCAATGGCATACGCAAAGTATGGAAAGAAACCTGCAATTAGTTGTACTGTTGTATTAGATAATGGAACACTACCAATAAACCTCTTGATGCCTTTGTAAACCCCCTTTTCCTTCGCTTTAAGACACTTTCTTATAAATATAATATACTTATATTAAACAAGAGTTAAACCTCTTAAATCATGCTTAATTAATTTGTGAATAACTTTTTAATCTTTTTGTGGATAATTAGGCTACCTCAAAAATAATACATACATTTGTGGTATAAATAAATAGAATATTAATTAAAAATAAAAATTATGAAAATTATTAGCAAGCAAGATGAATCAATTAATAAATTAGAAAAAATGGGATTTAGAATTGATGGAAGTTTTTTCTCTTATGAAGAAAAAATAATTACAATGAGAAGAGATCCTTCTACTTATCAATCTCAGTTAATCCAAGTTGAAGAAGATGGTTCAGTATGTGGGGAAAGTTTACAAGAATTTATAAATAAAATATAATAACACAAGCTAGCAAAATATGCTAGCTTTTTTTTATAGCATAAAATAAATCCCTTTGCAACTATTATAGGTTAATAAAACAATGACAACAAATTATGAAACACCAAAATGGACAAACGAATATGGATATATTAAATCCATTAAATTAGAAACAAATCATGTGAGTATTGAACTAAACGGAGGATGGATGGAATACCAACAATTTGCAAGAAGCAAAGAGGGAAGAGTTGAAGCTCTAAATTTTTACAACTCAATAATAACTAAATAAAATCCTAGAAATAGGTACAAAAACAATGACAAAAATTAATAAAGATTTTTTTAAGGGTATGAACCCAAACAAAAGAACGCCAGACCAAATTGAACAGGACATCTTACGAATTGAAGAGATGACCAATGAAACAACAGATAGAATTGATCAAGAGGAAACTAAAAAAGAGGAGGAAATAGTTATAATAGAAAAACAATCTGTTGCTTATCATAAATTAAAAGCCTCCGACTTACCAATGTTTAGAATCTATAAAGGATTTCAATACGAATGGTATTTCAAACTAGAAGTTATAGATGGGAAGCAGGTTTGTATAAAAATAATGATTGATGAAAATGAAATTATTATGCGACCAGCAAAAGCAAGTGAAATACTAGATGAGGAAAATCAACCTTGTACTAGAGAGGATTGGATGTTAGCAACAGCAAAAGTTCTAAATTATATGTCACCTAATATTGTGAAATCATGAAATATTTATCAGATTATATGGAAGAGCCTCAAACTAAATTATTTGAAGAAACAGGAACATTTTTTGCCTTTTCAAATAAACAATTTAAGGATCAAGAGGTTGAAGGAACAGAATATGTATTTTTAGGTTCAGGAATGTATACTCCGAAAAAACACGCTAATAAAGTAATTGAACAAGGGTATAAAATATATAAGGATAGTATCAAACAAGATATAAAAGAAAACGGAAAGAACAAAATCATACTTAGGGAACTATTAAATCATGAAGCCTTTTATGTAGGAAATACAGAAGAAACTATCACAACATTAGAAGATTATCCAATTACTGAAAAAGAAATCATCAATATTTATAATAAAAATTTCTCAAAATATGCAGACCAATAACATGATAGTAAAAGATTATTACTATAGAGGAGGTTCTACATTAGTATCTAAAACAGATAACTTAGGATTAAAATATGTAGATGACCAAAATATGGAAATCAAGATTAGAATTGTGGGAACACATAAAGAAATTGAAAAAATACATAAACTCTTTATGGATGAGAATAAGCACTTATATCTGAATGAAGTGTATCATTATGAAGTACCAAAGAAAGGAACATATTGGTATAAACATCATTGCTGGGGAACAGCAAAAGAGTATAAGGAAACTATGAAGAAAGTATCTTCAACTATAAAAGAATATAATAACAAATATAAATTAGAAGGAGCGTTTATAGCAAATTAAAAACTATGGCTTGTAAAAAATGTAAATGTAAAGAACCGATATTAACAGCTATTCATGATATTAATACTTTTGCTGCTAGTAAAGATAATGAGTTGTATATTGGCGGAGTAAATGAAAATGGAGAGGATATTACTATTGTCTTTAATACAATAGAAATCTTAGAATGGATAGAAATAGAGTATATGAAAGAACAATCAATTAAATATATAAATAACTTAAATTAAAAATTATGGAAGCAAAAAAATCAGTAGTAACATTAGTAAAGTATTTAGAAGGAAACGACTACACAGGAGATTATGGAACTTATTACAAGTTTCAAGTAGATTTTGAAAATGGAGATTCAGGAGAATATTCTGCAAAAGACAAAGACAATCCTAAATTTGTTGTAGGACAAGAACAATCATATCAAGTAGATTTAACTTATCCTAAATATCCTAAAATCAAATTTTATAACTCTGAATATCAAGAGAAGTTTAAGAGAGCTGTTACTAATCCTTATAAACCTAATGATAAAATGAGTAAAGAAGATTGGGATAATACAAATCTTAAAAAACAAATTTCAATTAGCAGACAATCAGCTCTTAAAGGTGCAATAGATTTTTGTAGAAATCAAGATTGTCCTCCGGAGCAGGTATTGGAACAAGCTACAATGTTTCATCACTGGCAAATGACTGGAGAAGTATTAGAGGTGCCGGAAATGCCTTTTGAAAAACCTTTTTAAGATGATAAAAGTAAATTTAACAGATGAGCAAGAGATGAAAGACCTTTGCGAGATTGCAACTCAGATCTGCAGTCTTGAAAGGGGCTCTCTATCTTGTAAGTCTAGGAGAAAAGAATATACACTACCCAGATCTATTGTGTCAGTATTAGCAAGAAAAGAATTGGGAATACATTATAATTTAGTTGCTAATATATTAAATAGGACTAGATATAGTGTATATCACTATGAGAAAGGGCATCAAGCTAATTATCAGAGTTGGAAAGATTATAGAGTTCTGTTTAATAAGATCTATAATGCTTATACAGATTTAAGACAGACAAAGAAAAGATTTGATAGTCCTTCTGAAATGATTGAATATTTAACAAGTATAGGAGTTAGACATTCTAAAAATCCTGAGATGTATATTGTAATCAGTACATCAAAATTTGAAGTTCAAATTGATACTGATTGTAAAAGTTTTTCTAAGAACATGGAATTATGTAAGTTAGCTCTAAAAGATTATAATTATAAAATATATATAAAATCATGAAACATCTATTGAGTACTAGTTCTTATTTAATAGTTAATAAAAGGTTATCTAAAAAAGTAGGATTAAATGAAGCGGTATTACTTGCTGATTTAATAAGTAAGGAAAACTATTTTATTGATAATGAAACTATACAAGATGGATGGTTTTTTAATACTTGTAAAAATATTGAATTAGATACTACTCTTTCAAGACATAAACAATCTTTAGCTATAAAAAAATTAGTTAAAAAAGGGTTTATAAAAACAAAGCTAAAAGGTGTTCCTGCTACCTTACATTTTAAAATACTTCAAAACAAGATTGCTGATTTTTTAAAAACTAGTATTAAAGAAACTACAAAACTAGATATTAAAGAAGTTAAAACAAATAAGAATAAAGAAATAAAAATAACTAATAAAAAAGATATATCTATAAGAGAAGCTAAATTTATAAATGATGTTTCTTTATTAGATTATGATATTAATATTCAAATAGAATTTATAGATTATTGGACAGAAAAGAATATTAGTAGTAAATTAATGAGATTTGAAATGGAGAAAACATTTGATATAAAAAGAAGATTAGCAAGATGGATTAAGAATGATAAGAAATGGAATAAGAAAGGATCAAAGATTGAATCTCAAATAGATGTATGGCAAAAAGTAAATGATAAATTAAGAAATGGATAGTAAAGAATTTTATAAAAAGAAATCATCTGAATATTATATGGCTGTAGTTTTAATGATTATAGTTTATTCAATACTAGGATGTCTAATAACATTAATATTATGAAAATTAAAAAGATGCACATACAAGATCTTACCATAGCTTGTAATGAACTATTATTCAAGACCTTAGTAGAGCTAGGACAAAGTAAAGGAGAACAATGGTTGTTAGCTATGAGTCATTCTCTTGCAAATGATTTGAAAAAGGATTTTGGAGATTTAACTATGGAAGATATTGCACACTCTTTCCGAAACGGAGTACGGAACACAGATGATGTAAGGTTTGTATTAAACGTACAAACTTATTATATTTGGATAAAAAAACATCAACAGCTGATATGGAATGAATCATCTAAAGAACCGGATCGTCAAGATAAAAGATTACAATACAGAAGCCGCAAAGGAACAGGAACGAAAATAATAGGTTGCCAATTAACAGGTAGAAAATGGAGTGAAGAAGAAAAATTAAAAAAATTAAAATAATGGAAATAGTAATATGTATTGTATTTTTTGTAATGGGAACAGTAGTTGGAGTTTATATATCAAGTCAAATAGAAACTCATATTGAAAATAGAATAAACCCTAAAATGAAAATGAGTAAAAAAGAATTAGGATTAAAAAATAATAAATGAGTCCAATAGATATGAGCAGAGAGATAGTAGAATCTCTTACAGAGAATGAATTTATAAGAAAGAAATTACATACTACTATTTGCCATGAATTAACATCAAAACAAATTAAACAATTATATAATGAAACAAAAACCCTTACCAAAATTAAAAAAGGAACTGGATAAATGGTTCTCCCTTTACATTAGATTAAAAAATACCTTACCAGGAGGATTAACAGTTTGCTGGACTTGTTCTGCGGTTAAACACTACAAAGAGATGCACGCAGGACACTTCCAAAGTAGGAGGCACCTTGCTACCAGATGGGATGAATTGAATGTTCAAGTCCAATGTCCTAGATGCAATTTATTTAATCAAGGAGAACAATATACTTTTGGAAGGTTATTAGATGCTAGATTAGGAAAAGGAACATCTGATAAGTTATACAAACTATCTAGAACAACTGTAAAATTTATGAGGCATGATTATTTAGGAAAGATTCATGATTATAAATATAAAGTAAAGAAGCTAATAGAGGACTGTGAATAAGTTTTAATTAAACCTTATTTATTGGAATTAGTTTTTTACTAAACTTGTTCCACATGAAACCTATCTATATCAATCATGAGCATGAAACTATAGTCCAGTGCTATTTAGATACCATATTTGATAGCGTTCGTGAAGTAGTAATTGAAGATGATAGATATAATGATTTTGTAGATATTGCAAATGTTATTATAGATTATCATAATCAGTATAGCGGACATCAAGATATAGGAAACTTCCACGATTTTTTAATGATTATACCTATTAACTTTTCAACAATGGTTAGTGGGTTTTTTTGTGGATATGAAAACAAAAGCAATGGAACTACTGTAAAAATACATAGACATTTATTATCAGAATTTGGAATCAAAGTCAGTAAAGATTTGAGTAAACTAAAACCTATCAATGACAATTGAAGATATATATAAAGTTATTGGAGAACTGAGGCAAGTTTTTATAGGAATAGCTGGACAATATGTTAAATCAGAATATAAAATGGAAGATGCTGTTCAGGAATTATTTATTAAATTTTTAAGCATGAATCCTGATACACTAAAAAAAATATACAAAAAAGACGGCAAGAAAGGAATAATAAGATACGGAGCGGTAGTCTTACGAAGAAGTTTTACCTGTAATAAAAACACATATTATTATAAATACAGAAGATATTACACTATATTTTCTGAAAATAAAACTTTTACTGATTCATATAATTACAAAATACAAGAAAATGAATCTAATAATATATGGGAATACTTTGAAAAAATGGATGTTGAATTAGATAAGTTATATTGGTACGATAGAGAACTTTACAAATTATATTATAATATTGAAAATAAAGAAACACTAGATACTATAGCAAAAAAGACAGGAATAAGTAGGAACTCTTTATTTACTACGATAGACAATGTACGGAAGCATCTAAAAAAGGTTTTGAAAGATGAGTAGTTTTTTTGTAGATAAAAAAAGATACAAAGAGAGATTAGATATATGTAGAGAATGTAGTTATTATTTTAAGCCGACAGGAAACTGCTCTGTTTGTTTATGTTTTATGAGAGTGAAGGCATCCATCGGAATAATGAGTTGTCCGTTAGAGAAATGGAAAGCAACAAGTTTAAACACACAGTACGATGAAGTGCCAAAACATCTAATAAAAGAAGCAAAAGAAATTTGGAAAGATATTGAGAGAGGAATAGCAAAAGACATAGGAGCAAAACATAAAGCGGTTGAATTATACAACACAATCTATGGAGGAAACTTTAAGAAAAATACTAATTGTGGATCTTGTCTAAATACAGTATATGAAGGAATTAAAAGAATAATAAATGAAAACAATTAAAGGCAAAAAAGTAGGTCGTAAAAAGAAACCTGTATATAATAGCATCTTCGGAGATTATGATGATAAGAATTTAGATGAAAAGATCATGAAAATACCTAAAATAATAAATCAAGATATTGGATGGGAGATGCAGTTTGGATTCAAAAGGACTACTGAATCATACGAAAATCAATACTTAGCAAGTAAACATACTTCATGAAATACAATAACATAAAAGGAATATTAAGAAAACAGATAGAAAATAATGTAAAAACCTTTTGGACTTATGATGAAGAACAAAAAGAATTTACACAAATCTATAAAAACTATACAAACGAATTACAAATATTTACTCCTGAACAACTATTAAGGAGAATACAAACTTTAGAAGAAGATGAAATTTCAGTGTAAGAAATGTAGCAAGACAAAAGATATTTATAAAGTTAAATTTACAAGTGATTTAATTTGTAAAGATGCTGTATGTTGTGATGAGTATATGTATCAAGTAATAACAGATGAGTACAAAGGAATGCCTGAAATCAAAAGAAACGATAGTGCAATAGATAAAGGAGATAAATTATGGAATGACTTTAAGCATAATAACACAGAAAAATAAAAACAATTAAAATACTTTATATTATATGAAACTAAAAATCAATAACTTATGAAAATAACAGCAACTAGATACCATGACTTCAGTGCAGGACACAAAGTAACAGGACACGAAAACAAATGCGCTCACTTACACGGTCATAATTATAGAGTTCATTTTACTATACTAGCATCTGAATTAGACCATTTAGGGAGAGTAATGGATTTTAGTGTAATTAAATCTAAATTATGTGATTGGTTAGAAGATAATTGGGACCATAAATTTTTAATATGGGAACACGATAATTTAGTATCTAGCTTAAAAGAATTAGTACCTAATGATATAATAGTAACAAGTTTCAATCCTACCGCAGAAAATATGGCAAAGTATCTTTGTGAGGTAGTTGCGATAGATGAATTAGCAGAAACTGGATGTATATTAATAAAATGTGATATTGAAGAAACTAGAAAATGTAAAGCGACTTATGAAAGGATTATCAATTAGCGAACACTTTTACAGTATTCAAGGAGAAGGAATAACAATGGGAGTACCCTCTGTATTTTTAAGGCTAACCGCTTGTAATCTTTTATGTAAAGGAGATTGGATATGTGATACAATAGAGGTATGGAAGAAAGGAGATAATTATACTCATGATGAGGCTATGAAATTGTTTGAAGATAACTATTTAGAATTATTTAAAAAAGGAGTTCATCTAGTTTTAACAGGAGGAGAACCTGTATTACAACAAAAGGAGTTAGAAGTATTTTTAAGGGAGTATTATAATAAACACGGAATGATGCCATTTGTAGAATTGGAAACAAACGGAACAAAATTATTAAATGATAGTTTTTTTAATTTAGTTACTCTTATTAATTGTAGTCCTAAACTATCTAACTCTGGAGAACCTTATAATAAAAGAATAAAAAGAGATGTTCTGAAACAAATAAATAGTCACGAATTTTCTATATTCAAATTTGTTATTACAAAACAACAAGATTGGGAAGAGGTACAAGAACTAATAAACAAATATGAATTAAAAAAAGAAAAAATAGTTTTAATGCCTGGAGCTGATGATGAAATAATGTTAAAACAAAACAGCAAAATGGTATCAGATATATGTAAAGATAATCAAATTTTATATTCAAGTAGATTACAAATAGAAATATGGAATAAAACAACAGGAGTATGATAGAAGATAATATTAAAAAAATAATAGAGCAAATAGATAATGATGCTAGTAGAGAAGGATTAAAAGATACACCTAAAAGGTATTTGAAATTCTTAAAGGAATTTACAAGTCCTCCTGAATTTAACTTTACTACATTTGATAGTGAAGGATATGATGAAATGATTATACAAACTAACATACCTTTTTATTCTTTATGCGAACATCATATCGCACCTTTCTTTGGATATGCAACAGTAGGATATATTCCAAACAAAAAGATAGTTGGGTTGAGTAAATTAGCAAGAACTGTAGAATGGTTTAGTAGGAGATTACAAAATCAAGAGAGGATAACAACACAAGTAGCAAATGAGATACAAAAACAATTAGAGCCTCAAGGAGTTGCTGTAGTATTAAAAGCAAAACATCTATGTATGGAAATGAGAGGAGTTAAAAAACACAATACTTGGACTACTACCTCTAAAATGATTGGAGCGTTTAAGAATGATTTGAATGCGAGGAATGAATTTTTAAATCTAATAAAGTGAGAACAAATATAATAGTAAACATACAATATGCTGGTACTCATTTTTGGAAAGATTGTAGGATAAAAGAAGTTGAATACCTAAAAAACATTCATAGGCATAACTTTTATATTACTTGTAAGAAAGAAGTAAAGCATGATGATAGAGATATTGAAATAATAATGTTTAAGAATAAAATAACAGAATACCTTGATTGCAGATATGATAAAGAGTTTGGTGGATTAAGTTGCGAAAGTATCGCAAAAGATTTACTATTAACATTTGAATTAAATTATTGTAAAGTATTAGAGGATAACGAAAATGGAGCAGAAATATGGCAAAAATAATATACCTACCGCTGGAACATATTGAAATGAGATACACAGTTTATATGGATAAAGTCATTTGTGATTATCTAGATAAAAGTGGAAAAGAATATGTAAGAATATATCCTGATATTCCTGCAAGACAAATCAAGGAAGGAAGTTTTTTAGATGCACCTACTACAATTGAATTTAAGAGTAAACAAATTGCTAAGGTTGCAGAAATGTATCATACAGGAGAAATAGAAGATGGAGATATAATTTTTACTTCTGATATTTGGTTTCCTGGATTAGAAAGTATTGCCTATCTAAATTACTTTTGTAAGAAAGATGTTAAGGTTAGAGGTGTTTTACATGCTGGTAGTTTTACTGATACAGATTTTGTTAGAGATATGGAAAGATGGGCAAAGAATTTTGAGGATGTTATTTTTGATATAGCAGATAAAGTATTTGTTTTTTCTGAATTTATCAAAAAAGATGTATTGAAGAAAAGAATCATAAATGAAGATAAGTTAATTGTTACAGGACAAACATTAGACGACAAAGAATTTATGCAATACAAATCTGATGAAAAAGAAAACATAGTTGTCTTTAATGGTAGAAATGTAGATGAAAAACAACCTTGGTTATTTGAAAAATTAAAAGAAACTATTACAAATGACTGGTTATGCTACCTAGAGAAACCATTTAAAGAACCTAAATTTGTAAATACTCATTCTTTAAAATTACCTAAAACTGATTACTATAAATTATTAGGAAAAAGTAAAGTGGTAGTAAGTTTTGCGTTGCAAGAGAATTTTGGAATAGGAGTAAATGAGGCAGTTAAATTAGGATGTATTCCTGTATTACCAAATAGAGTAGTTTATCCTGAATTTTATTCTAAAGATTATTTATATAATAATTTTGATGAATGTGTCAAATTAGTTCAAGAGGCACTAAAAGGAGAGTTAAAACAAACAGAAAGTAATTATACTTTTGAAATAGAAAAATGGTTTGAATGAAAATATTTTTAGCAGGAGTAGAACAAAGTTGGAACTACAGACATAGACCAGAAATCTTAAACGCTTTCTATTCTTACTATTATATGAGAACTGATAAAGAGGATAAAAAGATAAGAAATGCAAAAATCTATCATGATTTAGTATTTGTAGATAGTGGAGCTCATACATTTTTTAGTGAGGATGAAAATATATCTTCAGCAGGAGTTCATAAAAAGAAAGAGAAGATGAAAGAAACTCCACAAGAGTATTTTGATAAGTATTTAGTATGGTTAAAAAGGAATTATAATAACTATGATTACTTTGCTGAGTTAGATATAGGAGAAATAGTAGGGCAAGAGTTGGTAAATAAATGGAGAGAAGAATTAAAGAAAGAAAAACTATACTCAAAATGTGTTACTGTATATCATCCTAACTGTATGAGTTGGAAAGATTATATAGATATGTTAGAAGATAGCGAAAGTAAATATGTTGCTTTGGAAGGAGATAGAAACAATAGGAGTAGATTACCTTATCTAAAACTAATTAAACAATGTTATGATAGAGGTATTAAAGTGCATGGTTTTGCAATGACTAAAGATAGTGTTATGTCTAAATATCCTTTCTATTCAGTTGATAGCACAAGTTGGAAGGCTGGTATTATGTATGGGTTTGTACCAAAATTTACTGGTAGAAAAGTAACAAACTTAACAGCAAAAGATAAAAACAAAATAGGAGCTAGTTTTAATATAGATTTATTACATCATGAGAATAAAAGAGAACAATTAGAATATAGATTATCACAAGGTATTAACGCTTATCAACAAGCACAAATATATTATACAAAATTATGGAAAAGAAAAAATATAAATTGGGATTCATAGAAGTACCAATAGACAAATTAGTTAAAGCTGATTGGAATTACAAAACAGAAGATGATAAAAAGCAAGAGAAACTAAAAGAGAATATCAAAAGAAATGGACAGATAGAAAATATTCTTATAAGAGAATTAGATACAGGATATTATGAGGTGGTAAATGGAAATCACAGATTAAGTGTTCTAAAAGAGTTAAAATTTGAGAAGGTATATACTTATAACTTAGGTAAAATAAATCAATCACAGGCTATTAGAATAGCTATAGAGACCAACGAAACTAAATTTGAAACAGATACAATAGAATTAGCTGAAAGAATAAAAGAGATTAGTAATGAGTTTGATGATTTAGATTTAACATTACCTTACACAGAACAAGAGCTAGAAAACTTTAGAACTCTATCAGATTTTAATTGGGAAGATTTTGAAGGAGATGGGAAGGGAGAAGATTTTGATAAAAAGATAACTATAACAGTAAGTCAAGATATATTAGATAGATGGAATGAATTAAAAAATAAGTTTAATGGAGTGATTGGATATGATAATGAGAGTAAAGTATTTGAATTTGCAGTTATAGAAGCTCTTAATATACCAACAGAAAGTATTAAATAATTACACAATATTATACACTATGGCAAACAAAAATAAATATACAAAAGAACAGATTAAAGATGCAATTACAAAAGCTGGAGGTTTTATCTCAATTGCTTGTAAGAGTTTGAATTGCACTAGAAAGACTATATACAATTATATAGATAAGTATCCTGAATTAAAAGAAGCTGTATTAGATATTAGAGAACAATACTTAGATGTTGCAGAAGCTGCCTTAATAAAGAATGTAAAAGATGGTAAGAGTAGCGATATAAAATACTTTCTAAATACACAAGGTAAGAAAAGAGGTTATGTAGAGAAGTCGGAATTAGATATTACAAGTGGAGAGGAGCCTATAAAAATTAACATCAAGATTGATGGAACTGAATATTAATCCTGAATATACAAGCACACAAAGTAGGGCAATAAAATATCTATTTGATAACAAAACAAACGATATACTATTTGGAGGAGCAGCGGGAGGTGGTAAAAGTTTTATGGGTTGTAGTTGGTTGATAGTTCTTTGTATTAAATATCCTTCAACAAGATACTTGATGGGAAGGTCTAAATTAGATAATCTTAAAAAGACAACTCTTAATACCTTTTTTGAAGTATGTAAAATGTGGAATATAAAATCAGGAATACATTTTAACTTTAATGCTGGTAGTAATATAATAACATTCTATAATGGGAGTGAGATATACTTAAAAGATTTATTCCATTATCCAGCAGACCCTAATTATGATAGTTTAGGTAGTTTAGAAATTACAGGGGCTTTCATTGATGAAGCAAATCAAATAACAGAGAAGGCAAAGAATATAGTAAACAGTAGGATTAGATATAAATTAGATGAGTATGGTATTATTCCTAAATTATTATTAACCTGTAATCCTAGTAAGAATTGGACTTATACTCAATATTATAGACCAGCAAAGGAAGGAAAGATTGAACCTCATAAAAAGTTTGTTCAGAGTTTGGTAGATGATAATCCTTATATTTCAATACATTACAAAGGACAATTAGAAAAATTAGATGAGATAAGTAAACAAAGGCTCTTATTTGGTAATTGGGAATATAACGCAGGAGAGGATAACTTATGTAATTATGATTCTATAATAAATTTATTTGAGCAAAAAGGAATAGAAGGAGAAAAATACATAACTTGTGATGTCGCAAGATTTGGAACGGATAAAACTGTGATTATGTATTGGGAAGGGTTATGTATTAAAAAGATATTATCATTCAGTAAATCGTCTGTAACAGAGGTTGGAGAGGAGATTAAGAAGATACAACAAACAGAGGGAGTTAATTTAAGAAATATCATTGTGGATTCTGATGGAGTAGGAGGTGGGGTGCAAGACATATTAAGATGTAAAGGATTCCAAAACAATGGACGACCTATCAATAAAGAGAACTATCAAAACATAAAAACTCAGTGTTATTATAAGTTAGCTGATATGATCAATAAAGCACAGATAGGAATTGAGTGTAAAGATATAACACAAAAGAATAATATCATTGAAGAACTTGAACAGATTAGATCTAAAGATATGGACAAAGACAATAAACTACAAATACTACCTAAAGAAATTGTAAAGACAATTATAGGTCGTTCTCCTGATTATTCAGATGCGATGATGATGAGAATGTTCTATGAGTTAAATCCTAATTTAGGCAAGTATTATGTACAATAGCAATTTTAAACGAATTATTAACTATTTCCTTTATATATTATGAAGATTACATTAGTGAAAGATGGAAAGAAGGCAATACATCAAATGCCTAAACATTGGAATGATTTACCATTAAAGAAGTATGTACGGATAATGAAAATCTTAACGGACAAAGAAATCAAAACAGAACTAGAAAAAACAACAAAGATGATCAGGGTTCTAACAGATATTCCAGAGGCAGACATATTAAGATTACCTGTTCATAATGTGCAAGTATTGGGAGGCTACCTAGCTAGATTTTTGACTACTCATCCAAATGATGAATTGAATCATATATTAAAGATTAAAGGAATTGAATATGGGTTTCATCCTAAATTGTCTAGTATTAGTTTTGGAGAGTGGGCGGATATTGATGCCTTTATAAATGAAGGAGCTAATGATAACTTACATAAGATACTAGCTGTCTTATATAGACCTGTTAAAGAAAAGAATGGAGATAAGTATCAGATTGAAGAGTATGAACCTTGTAAAGAGAGAGAACAGATTATGTTAGATAATTTAACAGTAGGAGACTTTCATGGAGTGTCGGTTTTTTTTTCGGATTTAGAGAGAGAACTATCAACTCATATGGTCAGCTCTTCAATACAGGAACTAAAAGCTCTAAGAAAGGAGGGGATTTAATTAACAGCAAATGGGGATGGTATGATGTATTGTATCATTTATCAGGAGAAAAATTAGAAAATATGGAAGCTATAACAAAAATGGGGATACATGAATGTTTTACTTTTATGTGTTATAAACAAGATGCAAATGAAGTTCAAAATGTGAATATAAATGGCAATTAGATATAAGACTTACAATAATGTAATCAATACTATTAAATGTATTGGAGAGCAACATTTAGAAATTAAGACAATAACAACAGGAGATATTGTAGATATTGATTTGGAGAAGATGACTAAATTTCCTTTATTCCATATTGATTGTACTTCAGTTGATGTGAATATGAGTCAGAAATCTTTTAACTTACAGTTGTTCATAATGGATATTGTAGATGAGGATGGAGGTATTGAGCAGTATGTATTGAGTGATACTCTAGCTATCGCTACAGACATAATAGCTATTTTAAAACATGGAGAGATATTATATGGATATGATGCATCTCATGGAGAGGAAGAGAGGTATTTTGTAGATGATGACTTTACATTAGAGCCGTTTACAGAGAGATTTGATAATGCAGTTTCAGGATGGATATTTGATATGAACATTATAATTGAAAGTGAATTAAACTCTTGTGATGTTCCAATAGACAACAATACAATATGTGTAAAATAAAAATAGGGAAATTAATAATACAATTAATACCACCAAAGATAACTTATAAATTATAAAATATGGCAGATTTAACAACCAGTATCACAGAATCAGTAACAATTAATGGGAGCGTAAGAGGCTCTACAAACTCAGTAACTACAACAGGAATAATAGATACTTTAGAAAGAACTATATCTTGTACACACTCACAAACAACTACAATAGCAGAGTTTGGAGCTACACCTCATGCATCAGGTAGTAATATAGATAGAGATAATGTAAAGTATTTAAGGGTAACAAATTTAGATACTACTAATGAGTGCATGCTAGGAGTAGTAACAGGAGCGTCTAATTATCAGGTAAGATTAAGAGCTGGAGCCTCACATATATTATATAATGGTGATGATATAGCTATAGGGGAAGAAGATACTACACCAGCGTTTGCAGCAATTACAGGAGACTTAGCTTCGTTACAGATTAAACCTATCAACACAAATGATATACAAGTAGAATTATTTGTAGCTAGTGTTTAATGGCAAAAAAGAAGTTTCCTAGAGTTGAAAAGTATTTGCGTAAGTATGGTAAATTTATTGTAGGACAAGCAAGAAAAATAATCAAAAAGAAGGGGAAACAAGACACAGGCAAATTACTAAGATCTTTAAAGTATGTATTAAAAGAAAAGAAGGGAATATTTGATATTGAGTTTCTAAGTGCTAGGCATGGAGATTTTATTGATAAGGGAGTTCAAGGATTAGGTTGGAGTATTTTGCCTAAACCTGGAACAAACGCAAAGGGAGAAAAATTAAAAGGTTCTACAGCAGGGATGCATGGAGGAGCAAAATTAAGACCTATTAGAACTCATGTTGATGCTGAAACAGGTAGGAGAAAGAGAAGTCCTTATAGATTCAAAACAGCTAATATAAGAAGCAATATAATGGAAACTTATGTTATGAGAAAAGGAATATCAATCCCTAATGAAGATGGAAGTCCTATGAGTTTAAAAAGTATGGCCTTCATAATTGGTAGAGCTATTAAGGCAAAAGGGATAGAAGGAATTAGTTTTTATTCTCAACCTGTTGCAGCCTTTACTGGTAAATTGAGAAAGGAATTAATGCAAGAATTTGAAAGGGATGTATTAGACCAAATAATAATAAGAAAAAGAAAATCAGGAAATTTATAGATAATGAATATAACTCAAAAGCCTCATAAACAATTACTTCCAACAGGTTCGGATATAATATTCGTAGTTCAAGACAATACAGTAGTACAAAATGTAAAAGGAAAATATGTAGCTGAAGTTTATATAGGAACTGACTCAGCTACACTAACAGCAGGGAATCCTACTTGTATATTAAAGGTCAATCCTAATAGTACAGGAGTAGGTATATTTGATTTTGGTACTATATTTGATAATTATGTTTCTCCTGATTATGAGGGAGGACAATATCTATCTACTAGTTCAAATTATTCTTCTCAATATAATCAAGTAGACTACTCATCTGATAATCCTCATTCTATACATCAAATAGATGATTTTTGCACATCTAAAAAATCTGTAAGATATTTTCAATTATCTTTTTATACTGAATATGCATCCTCATATACAGAACCAGTGGAAGAAGATAAAAGCATACTGACAGATTCAGGAAAATTTATTATATTTAATGGGTACTTAGATTATTCAGATGTATTGCAACAATTAAATTTAGGATATAATTACAATTTTTCAGATTTTAATTGGGTATCTGTTGATTCTAGTTCAAAATTTCTTACATATTCTCCTGTTAAACAATATGTAAGAGAGAATGATTATGCTACTGTAGCGTTTTTTAATAATCTATCAACTGCTAACTCAGGGTTTCCTATAGCTTTGTCTGGTAGTCATCATTGTATTTATGATTTTAGTTTTTCATTTTACGATAGTGATGACTTATTATTGAATACTGTAATCCAAGTCCAATCAGGTAATAAAGGAGGATATTTTGGAAGTCAATTAGATAGCTATACTCATATTGTTTTTGGAGGAGTTGGACCTGCTAACCTAACTAATAACTTAGTGAGTTTGCCAGCGGGATGGGCTTATTATGAAGTATGGGGAAGGGATGCAAACAATAATCAGATTACTCAAAAATATGAATATCATAAACAAACAGATGATTGTAAAGGATATGAAACAATAAGACTAACTTGGCTGAATAAATGGGGAGTTTGGGATTACTATAATTTTACAAAGAAATCTATCAGGAAGATTAATAAAAAACCTGTACACTATCATCAGATTGAAGGAATTTGGAATGAAGAGATTTATCAGATAAGAGGATATAAAGGAGGCAAAAGAGTTTTGAATAACGCAGCAAGTGAGGAGATTACTATAAATACAGATTATATTACAGAAGGGGAGTCTTTATGGTTAGAGCAGTTATTTGTTAGTTCAGATGTATATATTTTACAGGTTGATGATGATGCAGATTCATCAGGAACTATAAGAAAATTTTTAGATCCTGTAATTATTAAATCTACCTCTTATATTAGAAAAACAACAGCTAATGATCAACTTATACAATATTCAATAGACCTAGAAAAGAGTAGGAGTAAAAGAACTCATAAAGGATAATGGCTCTTCAATTATCTATATATCCTCAAACTAACTTAAATGGTAGTTATAACTATACTTCAACTGCTATAAATACAGAGTTAGTATCAGATCCTTCATTTTTTTGGGCTGGGATGTTTAATTTTCCTTCAGCATCTACATCAACAGGATGTCCAAGTCAGGAAGCTATGACAGCTACAGCGCCTATATCTTCATGGAGAGGATTTTATTCTGACGGTACTACTTATACAGCAACAACAGCGCCTACATTTGGTTCTTATAATGTTATGAATCATTATATTAAATTAGATGCATCTTCAGGAGGAGCGTCTGGGATATATCAGAAAATTACAGGGTTACAAATAGGACATTCATACGACTTAGTGATTAAATTTCATGGAGGAAGCACATCATCTTCAGGAGAGTTTCTGTATATAGGTAGTTTATGCGGGGCTCTTCCTCAACATAATGAAATTGGAGGACAATCTTTTATAACTCATCATCCTAATATTACAGGTACAATAACGCATACATTTACAGCTCAACATACAGAGGAAGTTCTTACTCTTCAATATCATTCTTTTGCTACAGCTGATTTAAAAATAAAAAAAATATCTATTAGAGAAAATGAAAATACAGCTCCTTTACTTTTAACTGATGTAGACGATGGACAAGTGTTATTAGATTTGATGGATGCTAATAGTCTACCAATAACATTATCAATAGATAATTTTAAAAATGTAGCTGAAAAACCTCAATCATATTCCAAAGCTTTTAATCTTCCTTCTACAAAGAAAAATAATAGAATCTTCAGTAGTTTATATGATGTTCAAAGAGCTATAAAAAGTGATTCATTTTCTTTCAATCCTCATAAGAGAACTAAAGCTATATTAAAGGATAATGGCTACCCTATATTTGAAGGATATTTAAAATTAATATCAATCAAAGAAAAGAAGGGAATAGTTGTTTATAATGTAAATTTATTTAATGATGCTATTTCTTTAAAAACAGTGCTAGACAATAAGACTTTTGCAGATTTTGATGGAGGTTCTTATCACGGAGGCTCTGGACTTCAGGAGTTGGAACATGATTATAATAAATCAAATATAAAAGATAGTTGGATAGGAGAAGTAGAATTAGAATCTCCTCTACCTCTAGGCTACAAAGGATTCGCTGGAGCAGAGCTTGATACTACTACTAGTGTTTTAAAATACCCTTTCTGTATATGGAGTACAGACATTTACCAATCTCCAGGAACAGGGAGTTTTCCTCCTCTTAATAGTCCTGTATTAACAGATTTAGAGGATGCTTTTAGGCCTTGGATAAAATGTAAATATTTATTAGATAGAATTATACACGAAGCGGGATTTTCATATAGTAGTGATTTTTTAAATAGTACAGCTTTTACGAGAATATTTATGGATTTTAATTGGGGGAAAGAAGAACTAATGACTCCAACTACTGAAACAAAAAACGCTTATTATAGACAGGATGGAGGTCTTACTAATATTTTCAGTAGTTCATATTCAAATTTACAATTAAACACTGCTACATACGCATCTATAAATGCAGCTCAATGTCTAGTGGATATGGGATATAGTTTGAGTACTCATATATGGACAGCGCCTACAACTACAACTACTTACATTTTTGATGGTGCTTTTGAATTAAACATCTCAACAGCTACTACTACATTTGATTGTAGGATAGTTCATAAAAGTGCAGGTGGAGCAATAATATCACAGCAAGTAAGTACATTTACTAATGCCTCTGGAGAGACGAGAATATGGACTATAAGTAATAGCACTTGGAATTTAATTGCTGGAGAAACAATAGAGTTTCAATGTAAAGAAGTTTCAGGAGGAGTTGTAGAGCAGGGAGCAGGTTATGCATATCCATACCCTCCTAATGGCTCTACACTATTGACTGTTACAACCGACTTGAATCCTATAGCTAGCTCTAACATAATGTTACAGAAAAGAGGGAAGATAAAACAATGGGATTATATAAAAGACATTTTTACTATGTTTAATTTAGTTATAATGTCTGATAGACAGAATCCTAACAATTTGATAATAGAGCCTTACAAAGATGTATTTATAGATGATTCTCAAAGTCAATATATATCAATAAATACTTTGGATTGGACAGATAAAGTTGATATGGACAGCATGGAGTTAAAACCTGCAAAACTTAAAAAGGTAGTTACATTTGACTATAAAAAACCTAAAGACTACGCTAATAAAGTTTATACAGATGCAACAGGTTTACAATTTGGAAGTTTTGAAATAGATGCTAGTGATTTTGATACAGCTAATGGAACTCAAAAAATAGCTTTGAAAGTATTTAGTCCTACATTTTTAACTCCTGTATTTGATCATTGGAACATTATATTAACAGTGCCTCATATTACTGGAGGAGATGTATCTTCAGGAGCTGATGGTGCTATTGATAACAATCCTAGAATTTTATATGATGCAACATCTACATCTACACCATTAGATCCAGCTACTTCAGTGATTACTTTAGATCCTGATAAATATCAAATACCAGCACAGGCTGGAATGTATAGTGAAAACCAAAAGAGGTTTGGATTGTTTTCTCATTTAGCTAGACATCCAGCACAGACAAGCTCAACAGATGATTTAGATTTGAATTTCGGTACTCATCAGATTACGGGATATGGTGGCAGTCCATCTGTTCATAATTTATTTAACACTTATTGGCAACCTTATTTTGATGAATTATATCATGCTGATACTAGAATTGTAAAATTGAAAATAGCTTTGAATGCTCAAGATATATCCACATTTAATTTCAATGATCAAATCAGAATTAAAAACAGATTATATAGAGCAAATAAAATAGATTACAAACCGGAAGCTTTGTCTAATGTTGAATTAGTATTAATACCATAATGGAATATAAAAAAGGACATAAAATAAAACCTTATATGATTCATAAAAATGGATTAGTAGATTTTACAGATGGAACTACTAACACCCTACAGGCAAATGAAGATACTTGCAAGGCTTATGGATATAAATACGACAAAGATAAAGGAGTTTGTAGAGCTTTTATTATAGACAGTAAGGTTACAGGATTAGCAAGTGTAAATGTAGAGAACTCTAATAGTAAAATAGGAAGTAATATATCTTTAGGAAAATCCTCAAACTCTTTAATAGTAGGAGATAGCCATACGTTATCACAAGATAGAAATTGTTTTGTATCAGGAAGGGCTCATAATATTTCAGATAGAATTTCAAACTCCTCTATAATTGGAGGAACATACGGAAACTCTACTCATAATGGAGAGGTTGTAATTGGAGGAGGAATAGGAGATGATTCTGTTGCTGGACAAATACAAACATCTATTGTTAGTCTATATGGAGAAACTACTGGTTTAGATATTACATTATACACGCAAGGAGATGATGTTAAACAAGAACAAATATATTTACCTAGTAATAGTATTTCTATTTATGAAGTCTGTATTACAGGTTTGTGCACAGGTGGTTCTAGCGGAACAGCAGGAGATTACAAGACAAAAAGAATAATGGGCTCTCTACTTGTGGAAAACTCAGGAAGTATTACAAAAACAGAATCTTTAGATACTGACTTAGGCAATAGTGGTACAACAGGAAATATCTCTTTAGATGTTAGTACATCAAATATATTTTCAGTTCAATGTTCAGCATCAGCAAATGTGAGTGTGAATTGGAGTGCTGTAGTAAAATTATATATTAATCAGACAAAAGTAGAAATTTAAGATATGGCAAAGAGAGGGAAATTAAATATGGAGTTTGTTGTTGATACTAGCAAACCTGCAAAAAATATAAAAGAGTTACAAGGAAGGATAGAAGAGCTTAGAAACACTATTGAGGGAGCACCATTAGGTTCAGAAGATTTTGAGAGATTAACAGGACAGTTATCCAATGCTAGTTCTGAAATGAAAGTCCTAGAAAAAAATATGGAAGGTTTGGAGCCGCAGCAAAAAGCCGAGGCCTTCCTAAAAATGGGAGAGGGCATCGCAGGAGCGTTCGCAGTCGGGCAGGGAGCTATGGGATTAATGGGAGTAGAGAGTGAGAATTTAGAAAAGATACAAGTTAAAGTTCAATCAGCTATTGCAATCGCTACAGGGGTGAGAATGATGAGTGAAGCGGCTTTAATGGCAGCTACTGCGAAAAGAGTAATTGCAGAAAAGGCTGGATTGGTAGCAACAAAAGCAGCTATGGTAATTACTAAAGCCAATACTATAGCTAATATTGCAGCGGCTGTGGCACAGAAGGTATTATCCTTTGCAATTGGTACAAGTACAGTAGCTTTACACGCTTTGAAAGTTGCAATTGCAGCAACAGGAATTGGAGCTTTAGTGATTGGAGTAGTGAGTTTAGTTTCTGCAATGTCTAGTTGGTTTAGTAGTAGTGAGGAAACATCAGGTTCTACAAGCAATTTGTCTGATGAGATGGATAGACTTAAAGAAAAGATAAAAGGAACATTAGATGCAAGTAGAGAATATAGTGATAGAAAGAGGGAAATAAAAAACGCGGATAATGAGCATGAAGCAGCGCTACTGAAACTTAATAACAGACTAGAGGACCAAGTTAAAGAGACCAATTCTTTAAATAATGTGTATGCTACTCTCAAAGCGAACTATAAAAGTATGCAGAAATCATATGGATACTATAGTGCTGATATGGAAAAGCACTTAAAAACTATAAAGAAACAGGTTGATGCATCTGAAGCTTATGAAGAAACGTTGAAAAATCTTCAAGAGGTTCAAAAAAACGTTATAAAAGGATACAATAACGCAACACAAGCAATAGAGGATAACAATAAAAAGTCAGAGGACGCCTCTAAAAAAAGAAGGGAACAGAGGAAAACAGATGCAGAAAATTTAAGAAAATTAGAAAATGAATTATTACTATTAGAGAAACAGGACTTAGAGGAGAGAGCTCAATTAAAAAGAGAGCAAGAATTAGCTGATGATTTAGCTGATGCTAAGAAAATAAAAAGTAGAAAAATAAGATTAGCGACTCTACAAAATATTCAGGATATTTATGATCAAGAGGAATTAAATAGAAAAAAGAAAAAGGATGATGAGATAGAAAAACTACATCAAGCTCATCTTGATGAGATGGCAGAGATGGATCAAGAATATAAAGATGAACTTTTAGGCAAAGAAGCGGATTATTTAGATGAGTACTATCAAAGTTTGGTAAGTGCTGAAAATCAAGAGAAAAACGCTGTTTACGAAAAGTATTTTGAACTAATTGAAAGAGCTGATGAATATGGATTAAACAAAGCAGACCTTGTAGCCGCACAGAATGCAGAACTACAACTAATAAATGACACTTACAGAGAAGAGGAAGATGAAAAGGAACGAGAAGTATTTGATGCTAAATTAGACTCTATTAATCAATTAGCAGATGCCTTTAGTGCTAATATGGACGCTAGACTTACTGAACTTAATAACGCTCACCAAAGGGAGTTAGATGTAGAAGGTCTTACTAACGCCCAAAAGGAAAAGATAAACAAGAAGTACCAGAAAAAGAAAGATAGGATTGCTAAGAGACAGAAGGCAATACAAGCTTCACAAGCAATTATAAACACATTTGTAGGAGCTACTAGAGCTATAGCTGATTTAGGACCAATAGCTGGACCTATTGCAGCGGCAGCAATATCAATAGGAGGGGCGGCAGCTGTAAGACAAATCTATGCTCAAGACGTAGGAGATGGAGGAGCTGGGGGAGATTCCTCTACTCCTGAAGAAGTTGGACCTCCAAAAACTTCTGGCAGTTTTACATTGTCGGGAGCTAGTGAAGAAAAACCTTTGAAGGCGTACGTAGTTACAGATGAGATGACTGACAGTCAAAATCAACTTGAAGATATAAGACAAGAATCAACTATATAAGGTATTTCTATTAAAATAATATAAAAACCTCTTAAAACGAATAAAAAGTACATTAAAACTAAAAATTATGGCAAAAAAGAAACTAAAAAGAAAACCTTTTAAAATTACTGAGCTTGTAATCAGTGATGACTCTAGTGAATTAACTATTGATGCTATTTCTCTTGTATCAGAACCGGCAATTGAAGTGGACTTTGTATATTTTGGGAAAGAAAAGAATAATTTAACTCTTGCAAAGGTTGACGAAGAGAAAAAAATGTTAGTTTCTCCCGCCCTTATCCCTAACAAACAGATCTATCGTTATGATCCAGCAACCGACCAAGATTATTATGTATTTTTCTCAAAAGATACAGTTCAAAAAGCTAGTGAATTATATTTGAAAAATAATAATCATCACAAAGCTACTTATGAACATCAAGATAGAGTAGGAGGAGTGCTAACAGTTGAAAGTTGGATAATAGAAGATTCTAAAAAAGATAAATCTAACCTTTACGGCTTTTCTCTACCTGTCGGCACATGGATGGTAAAAATGAAAATTGAAAATGAGGATATGTGGGAAAGAATCAAATCAAAAGAACTTAAAGGAATTTCTATTGAAGGTTACTTTGTGGACAAG